GCGCTAATAAAAAAGCCCCCGAACCACACTTGGAACGGGGGCTTTTTATTCTTGAAAAGTGACTGTGATACACTGACTTCCAAAGCGCATCACAGTCCCGTTAGGTTTATCGCGTAAGTACTGGAGCGGCAAGGGGTTTCCTCGTTGTGGGTGCCTCCAACCTTGCCAAGGTCGAGGTCACGAGTTCGAGCCTCGTTACCCGCTCCAATCAATAACTTACGTGGTTTTACTCACGTAATTTATGGAATACGGGGGTTGTTTATCCACAGATATTCAGCCCCCATTTTCTTACAGCGATCCGACGTTGTCCGCCACTTTGCGCAGGTGCTTTGTCGACAAGTGCGCGTAGCGTTGGACCATCCTGTCATCCGACCAACCACCCATCTCCCGAACGGCTGCGGTGTGAGTACCCTTCTGGATGTGCCACGAGGCCCACGTATGCCGCAGGTCGTGCCATCTGAAGTTCTCGATCCCAGCCCTCTTCAGAGCTTTCCTGAACGCCTTCGTATTGCTGCGCTGCACTGGCCGACCGCCGTATGCAAACACCCACTCAGCGTTCTTGTCCTTGGCCCTGAATCGTTTCCAGAGAACGTCGTAGGCGGTGTCGTTCAAAGGGATGGAGAGCGGCTTTCCGTTCTTCATCTTCTCGCCGACAATCGTCACCATCCTGTTCTGAAGATCGACCTCTTCCCAGCGAAGCTCGCGGACGTTGGCGTCCCGAAGTCCAGTGGTGAGGGCGAAGATAACCTTATCCTTCAGATGTGACGGCAGCTCTCTGATCAAGCGACGGGCTTCGTCCTTGTCGATGTACCGAACCCTCGAGGTCTCTTCCATCCTCTTGATCTTGGGTACGGTATCGATCCATTCCCACTCGTCCCTCGCCATGTTAAGCACTGACCGCAGCACGGTCAGGTAACGGTTGACGGTAGACACAGCGCGGGTCTTCAGCATGTCATCTCGAAGATCCGCCAACACCCCCTTTGTAATACGGCCAAGAGGCAGGCCACCCAAGTAATGCGAGAGCACCTCTATATAGTGCTGCTCTTGCTTAATGTGCTTGGTGGTCCGTCCATTCAGCCACCGCTTTGCGGCTTCGTCCCAAGTCTTACCTTCCATAAACCCTCCAATCGGTGAACGGTTGGAGGCACCCACAGTCGTCATCATACAATCCATTTCGACCACAACCTTCCTATTTAACTTATTCCGTCCGCTTAATAGCGTTATCCCTTACCAATCTGTAGGAGCGGGGGGCATCGAACCCCAGCCTGACTGCTGGCTTCCGCCGTTCGCGGTCTTCAGCTTTCCATTTAATAAAGCCAACGAGCGCAACCACGACGATGCCGTCGACGGTGTACTCCTTGCGCTCATGATCCAGTTGGAAGAGCACCTCTGATCCATCTCCGCGCTTAACGGAGATCTCAGCGAACTCACCAGCCACACTATGGCCGATCCTCCGCACACCAATTGCGTGGTCGAAGGTATGCTCCAAGTCTTCCGTCAGGTTCTCGCCTCCATAAACAAGAGATCCTTCGTTTCTAACAATCACCAACATCAGTTAAAGAACCCCAATATTTAAGGAACCACTTCGTAGCCCAGAGCCAAACAGCTAGCAGGTACCATCCAGAGTGCAAGCCGCCTACGTGGATCAACAAACAAGCAATTAGTAGTGTCATTCCATTTACCTAAGAAGGGGTGACCGAAGCCACCCCTCCCAATTTGTTATTCATCAGAACGGTACGTCGTCGTCCAGATCGTCTTGTGGCGGCGGAGCCTGACGCTGTGCTGGTGCATCAACGAGCTTCTTCTTCCACACGCGACCGGCAAAGAACTTACCCTTTGCACCGTCGATCACGCGAGCTTCGATGTTCAGCTCCTCACCGTTCTCGAGTAGCATCCTGCCGCTGTAGATAGGAACGCCCTCTGGATCCCAATCCTTCTCGCGATAGAACTTCTTGCGTTCCTCGATGCGCTCATCGCTGTCGCGGAAAAGAGAAAACGTATTTGGTTTTTGTTCGTAAGCCATCCTTGTGCCTTTCTTATGAGAGTTCTACTTTGCGCATACGATCAATGTGCGCAAGGTAGAGATTGATTGCCTGTCGCACGACGCCTGCGATAGGCCGGTCTTCTTTAATGGACATCTCGCACAGTGCGCGATACATCACGTCGTCAATCGTTGTCTGCACCAGACGGTTCTGGTGGTCTTTTCTAGGTCGTCCCATGTCAATCCTCTATGCTTTTGACGATGTAGCTGATGACAGGATCTTTTCTGAAAGCTTCAACGGACTTACCCTTTGCAGCTAGCAGACTGTCAACGTCTACGGTTTTATAAATGGCGGCATGATCTACCGCCCCTTTTTTCTCTACCTTCAAGACCTTGATGCGGCCCGTCTGGAAGGAGCCGAACTCAGAGCCCAGTTCCTTTTTGAGAGCTTCGTATGCCTCCTTCAATGGAGCCATCTCCGCCTCCTTCTCCTTGATCTGAAGAAAGAGATCCGACATCAACTCACTGCGCACGTTTGATACGACAGAGAGTTCCGTATCGAGATAAAGTTTTGCCTTAGATTCATCCTCGATTGTCTCGAGGTACTTTTTGCGGAACGCTTCAAGCTTTGGAAAGTTGTCGGCGAACCAAGTTGGATTCCGTTCCAGCCGCTCCAGCAAGTACAGGTCTTCTCTGATGTAGCAGAAGAAGTCCATCCACTGCAGATCACACACCTCCATAACGTGCTGGCACTGCGCGTAATAGCTTGGCTTTTCGTGTACGGAATAGGGAATCTTAGCCCAGTACGGACACTTGATCTCCAAGCCACCATCAAGACCGATCAGTCCATCAGGTGATGCACCAAGCCAGTCGTAGTCATCGTGCTTGACGATGCCGGTCTGCGTAACTGTGACACCTGCCACAGACTCGTAGAACGACAAGGCCACAGGCTCCATCCGCTCGCCATGATTTGTAGCGGCGTTGCCAGTGAATTCCTTCTCAGCTCCGAAGTGCTCACGAACCATATCGCGCATCACATCTTCAGCTTTCTGGAATGGGTTCACTCCAAGGATACCGCCGACGCGACTCCCAGTGATGACGCCTACACGCGCCTTGAACCACTCGTCACTTCTCTGTTCCATTCAATCGATCCTTACTTAGACAGCGCGGCTTTGCGTGCGTCCTTAGTCTTCGTGATCTCCGCCAAGAGCACGTCATCGTTGCGATTGCGTGCGTACTTACTGGCCTTGGTGAACGCTGCCTTCAGATCATCGAGGGTTGCGGCATCAGTGACAGCCTTCAGTAGCTGAACCTTATCGTCAACCAGACCAGTCTCTGGAAAAGGAGCAGGCTTCTGCTTGCTGGCGTCAGGAAGATCCTCACCAGCGTAGATGTAGAGGCCAAGACCAAACAGAGACATCGCCTTTACGAGGCAACGCATCTTTGCGTCATTGATGTCGCGTGCGTTGGGATTTTTGATGGCGTTGTTCTTGTAGTCCATAACCGGCAACCACATCGTGTGACTGACATCTTCAACAGTCAGAACACAGCGAACCTCTGCCGTCCCATCCGGATAACGGATAACGCCATCGTTATTTAGATCACCGTTCTCTCCCGACTGGTTCTCAAAGTAGAACTCAGCATGCGGGTAGTGATCCATAAGCGTAGCCCACGCCCACGACCACGAGAGATACGAGAAGCCATTCTTCTTCTCGATGTTCTCATTGACGTTTATGGCTGAGAGAGTTTCCCAAACGGTCTTCGTCTTGGGAGTTGAAGCAGTCTCCATATACATTCCTTTCTGCGAACACGCATCGTCGTGTCGACGCACAACATAGAGACTATTTTCTCAACGTCAATTCCTGTGTTCTGAAACATGTGGAAAAAGTTTACGGCTGTGTCATTTCTGCACTACACATATAAAGCCGCGTAGAAAACTTATGCACAGCACATGTAGAACGCCAGCACATTTCCTCTTGCGCAATTCGAAAAGCGGAAATATGTGCAGTATGTGACGGCTACCGTATCGCGACGGGAACCGACCAATGTTCGCTTGTGCGAAACCTCCAAATTTCGCATTGGTCTTGCCGTCATAGTTTTAAGCGAACAAACAAGCGCGGTGAAGGGCCGCAGATATTGGAGGTTTTGAATGTCACATGAGTTGGGCGGGTACGTCCTTATTTACCGCCGTCTATTGGATCACTCGATCTTTCGCACTGATGCTGAGGCTATGGCCTTTGCATGGATGGTGCTGCGAGCATCGTGGAGAGAGGTAGATGTTCGCTACAAAGATCGCCCCATCAAACTGCAGCGCGGACAGCTTGCGATGTCAGTACGGGACATGGCTACACACCTAGAACGCAGCAAAGATTGGGCAAATCGCTTTCTCACACGTCTCGTTGACCGCGACATGGTTAGTGTCGACAGCGCGACAGGTGTCACCATCATTTCTATCAACAATTACAATGCTTTCCAGCTCGATCCTAAAGGGCAGAGCGACAGGACCGCGACAGCGGCGCGACAGGACCGCGACACCACCGCGACACAGAACAATAAAGGGAATAAAGATAAGGAAGAGAATAAAGGGAATAGTAAGAAGGCTGACGCCTTCTCTGTGCCTGATTGGATTGATGCAGATGCATGGTCCGATTGGGAAGAGCAGCGCAAGCAGATCAAAAAACCGCTGACGGATCAGGCGCGGAAGCTAGCGATCAACGTCCTGCGTGAAGGCGTAGAGGCAGGGCTGTCGGTTCGCCAGATCATTGACCACAACATCAATGGTGGCTGGCAAGGAATGTTCCTACCGAAGGGAAATGCCAAAGCCGCAACAAGCCCAATGGCTGGCATGTCTTTCAAGCAGGCACGCGAGAAGCTAGAAGATCTTCGCTACAAGAAAGAAATGCTTCTCGATAGATGTCGGCGAGAGAAAGACAATCAAGAGCTGTGGGATTCGCTTAAGGCGATGAAGGCAGAGATCGAAGCACTAGATCAAGCAGTGAACGGTAAGAGCGAACGGAGCTACTGAAATGGATTTACGGGAACTATCGGAGCGCCTCAACGGCAACATGCTTCCAACGCTGCGGCATCTTATGCCAGCAGGAGTTATCAACGGCGCTGAGTACTGCGTCGGCGGACTAGGCGGGGAGAAGGGGCAGTCATTGCGCGTCCACATGTCTGGCCCAAAGGCTGGTGTGTGGAGCGACTTCTCAACGGGCGAGAGTGGCGGCGACTTGGTCGACCTCTGGCGTGCAGTGCATAGCCTTAGCTTGATTGAAGCGATGGATGAGATCCGCTTGTGGCTGGGCGTCGAGCGACCCTCGTTCGTCACAACGCAGAAGGAATACCAAGCGCCAGCAAAACCCGCTGGTCTGAAGAAGGTGTCCGACAGCACAGAGGTCTTGGATCACTGCGCACAGCGTGGGCTGACAGAAGAAACCTTGAAGGCGTTTAAGGTGGCTGCGGAGGGATCTCGCATCCTGTTTCCGTTCTTGGACCCCAAGGGCGAACCGCAGATGATCAAGTTCCGCGACATCAAGGACAAGAAGAAGCAAGGGCCGACATCCGCAGGACAGAAGCCATGTCTCTTCGGCTGGCAAGCGGTTGATCCAAATGCTCGAGAGATATGGATCACTGAAGGTGAGTACGACGCGATGGCTGGCTACCAGATGGGTGTGTCGTCGATGTCTGTTCCCTTCGGCGGCGGCAAGGGCGCGAAGCAGCAATGGATCGAGAACGAGTACGACAACCTCGAGCGCTTCGAGACCATCGTGCTGGCGCTGGATATGGACGAAGAGGGAGAGCTCGCTGCTCGAGAGATTGCAGACAGGCTTGGCATTCACCGCTGCATACGAGCCTCGTTGCCGCACAAGGATCTAAACGATTGTCTCTTAGCTGGCGTGGACATCAAAGCTATCCGCGATCTGGCTGCTGGCTACGATCCGGAAGAGCTGCGCTGCGCAACGGACTATCGCGAGGACATCCTTCGCGAGCTGTACAACAACGACCAAGACAGCCGTGGCTTTCAGCCATTGCTCGAAGATCTTGAAGGCAACTTGCGGTTCCGCGATGCGGAGCTCGTGATCCTGAACGGTGTCAACGGACATGGTAAGTCACAGCTAGCTGGTCAGTTCGCTCTTGATGCAATGGTTCAGAGCAAGCGCGTGTGCATCGCGTCGATGGAAATGCCAGCGCGTCGTTTGCTCACACGCCTGACCAGACAGGCGGCGGGTATAGCGACGGGCGATCCGACGCTGGCATATGCCAACGCATGCATCGACTGGTATGCGCAGAAGCTGTGGCTCTTCGATCTTGTTGGCACAGCGAAGACAACTAAGATGCTTGAGGTGTTCCGTTATGCACGGAAAAAGTATGGCATTGATGTTTTCTTCATAGACAACATGTCCAAATGTGGTATCGACGATGACGATTACAGT